CCGCCGACGTCGTTCATCGTGACGATGCCCTTGATGCCGACGGAGCCAGCACCACGGACGCGAGCCTTGCGCGCACCAGGCCGAATAGACTTGTCGATGCGGCCCTCGTTGTACGAGAGGTCACGACCGGCAGCGGTGCCGCGGGAACCGAACTTCGTCGGATTGTTGCCGCTGCTGGTCCAGGTGCCCCAGCCATTGCTGCGCCGCTCGCCATTGCCGCCATAGAGCACCATGGCCGGGGTCCGGCGGCGAGCATCCTCGGCAACCAGGCCTGCAGCAGCGCGCACGTCGTCCTGCAGGATCTTGTAGATCTCCTTGTTGAACTTGCTCAGCGCATCGACGAGGCGGCCTGCGCCATCGACCTCCAGGTTCATCGGCATGGCTACCTCCTCTTCGATCGTTGTGCTTTCGCGCGTTCGCCCTGCTCCCAGCGCAGGAACATGCTCATCGTGTGAATCATCCGGTCGTCATGGGCGAGGATCTCGTTCGGAGTGCAGCCCCAAGCACGCGCCAGCGAGACGACTTTCCAGTGCTCGCTCACACGTCCAAAGGGAGCGTGTCCTCCTCGGTCTCGCCAAGCGTCATGGTGTCCACGCGCTCAAGCCAGATGTCGAACTCCTCTGAGACCTGCTTGCGCCGGTGCAGGACATGCCACGCCAGCCAGAGCATGTCGGCGAGGTAGCGCTCCTCCAGCAGCCGCGGCAGCGGCTTCTGAGCGTTGCGCTCCCAGGCGACGAGGTCGACCGTGGCAGCGGTGGCGTCCACGGTCGACCCGTCCTCGTAGGTGATGCCGATTCGCAGCTGCATCGCAGTGTCCTATCCGGTTCAGGCAGTCGCGCGAGTGACCACGCCGGTGATGGGCCAGGACACCGAGACGGTCGCCAGGTCGCCGACGGCGGAGTCGATGGGGTTCCACTGCGCAACGAGGACGTCGAACTGGTATTCCGGGTTTGAGGTGCCGATCGCGGCGGTGCCACCTGGGCGGACCTTCATCGCGGCGGTTGCGCCGAGCAGCGGCCAGACGACCGAGTCGATCGCGCCGGAAGCCATGTCCTGGTGGAACTCGATGTCGACCGTGCCCTGCTTCAGGCCGCCGACGCGAGTGCGCCAGCCACTGCCGCCGAAGGCAGTGGTCTCCATGTCATCGACCTCGACGTTGATGGTGACGCTGGCAGCGCTCGTGGTGACGGTGCCGGCGTTGAGAACGATCACCGGGTCGGTGACCACGAACTTAGCCATGATGCTCCTTACTTCGCGATGACCTGGACGGCGAACTCCGCCGACAGGTATGTGATGCCGTCATCGAGGATGATCGGCCCGTAGTTCCGCAGTGACTCGACCCGGAGGTCGAAGGCTTCGCCGCCCAGTCGTCTATCAGACTCGATGGCCTTCTTGATCGACGTAGCGGATGACGGGTCGCAGTACCCGTCCAGGGTGGACTGTGCTGTGCGCTCATTCCAGCGACCCACGATCACCTTCACGGTGAAGTTGTAGGTGTCCGCGCCGCGACCCATCGCCGTGTCGAAGTCGATCCCGGTCGGGATGACGTAGGCCACCGGCGGCCGCGGGTCGTCCGGTACGTAGGCATACGCGCGCAGGCCGGACACCGTCGCCAGGTTGGTCGCGATCCCGTCCCTGAGATCGCCCATCGTGGTCATGCGATGCCGATCGCACGCGGGTGGATGAACGGCTGCAAGATGGCGTGAATGTCCGGGTCGGTGCGGGACACGCGCATCGCGCCGAGGTCACCGAAGCCAGCGACGCCGAGCGGGGAATCGAAGCGCTTGTAGTACCTGGCGGCCAAGAGCATCGTGGCCTGGCGGATCTCGGTCGGCACGGCGGTGGCGAAGCCGAAGTTGGCCTCGACGCGAACCGTGGTCTCTCCGTCGTAGGTGGTCGGAAAGGAGTAGTCCCCGACCATCCGCAGCCGAGTCGCCGGGAACACCAGACCGGCCGAGCGGCGGTTCAGCGGCTCGTACTGAATGTCCGAAGCGCCGAGGGTGATGTCGTAGGTGCCATCTGCAGCGGAGGAGATCGCCACCGTCGCGGTCGAGGCGGCCACGTCGTCGATGTCGCAATACAGCCACGACTGAGGAACGTAGTACCGAGTCGCTGTGCCGCTCTGGTAGAAGTGCCGGTTGGTGATCCCGTCGATGGATCTGGACGCGGAGATCACGGCGATATCGAGCAGGTCGTCGTCCTGCGTGTCGGCCTGCGGGATACGCGCCGCCAGTTTGACGTCGTCGATCGTGCAGTACTTGTTCGTGACAGGCTGAGCCATCTAGGTCTCCTTGTCGGCCAGGCGGGCCAGTACGGGGCGCCAATGGGCCTCGAAGACAACATCTGCGTCGTAATGCTCGCGGACCCACGAAGTCGCGTTGTGGGACCTGTAATGCCCGCGGCGGTAGGCCTCGGCCATGGCGTCGACCATCTGCGGAACTGACGGGATCTGCCACCAGGCCTGCTGGGTCGCGTCCCACCACGGCTGGCCAGAGATCGTGATCGCGTCCGGTCCAGCGAGTTCCTTCTGCGCCGTGAAGTCGCTGGTGATGATCGGGGTGCCGCAGGCTTGTGCGTCCAGAGCCGTGATGCCGAAGCCCTCGCCATAGGTCGGACAGAGGAGGACATCCGATGCGGTCAGGATGCACGCCACAGCCTCGGCAGGGATGCCGAGCCGCAGTTGGTACTGGTTGATGAACTTCACCCGGCTGGAGTCCAGGCCACAGGCCGCGATGAGCGGCTCCCACGCGATGCCGGACATATGGCCGTGCTGCTCCGAATGAATGAAGAGCATCGCGTCCGGATGGTCCTGGGCGAATATCGAGAACGCCAGGACCTGCTCACCGAACGCCTTGCGGCAGGGAATGCCCTTGTTCGCGTTCATGATCGTGACGACGAACGCATCCTCGGGGATCGCCATGATCTGCCGACCCGTGAGCCGCTTGCCGTTGTCCTGCTCAACCGAGGCCGTCGGCTTCATCACCGAGGTCTCGATGGCGTGCGGGATGTACTCGGCCTCGACGTCTTTGCGCTGCAGCTCGTCCAGGCCGAACTTGCTCATGGCGATTGAGGTCACGTTCGGACGCTTGCACCAGGCCAGGACTTCCGGCGGCACCGGCAGGTGATCGACCGGCACCCAGGAAACGATCGGGATGTCGACGATGCTGCGGAGCGTCCACACGTCGTAGAGGGTGAACAGGTACGCGGCCTCGTTCGGGTGCTGCCGTTCCCAGTCGCGCAGGTACACGGTCGCCATGTCGGTCGAGTAGGCGTCAAAGCCCTTGGGCCAGAGCGGGATGCCTTCCCACTCCGTCGTCGTCGCCTCGATGCCGTAGTTGCAGGCGACCACGAACGGGTGGCCGTCCTTGATGATCCGGCCGACGGCTTGCGCTGTCTGCGTCCCGTAGCCGGTTTGCGCAAACGGCGCGTTGGACAACCAGACGCCGGCAATCTTCTTGCCGTTGCCCCGTTCCGCTCGACGACGTGCTGCACGATCCATGCTTGCCTCTTTCGCAGTGAGACCAGGCGGGGCCGCAGCCCACTGCGAAGACTCGCCCCGCCTGGCGATGAGGAAGGCGGGCCGGTTGCCCGGCCCGCCTTGAATCACGGCGCCTTGAAGTACTTGAAGGCACCCGACTGGCCGAGGTCGCCCCACACGCGGATGGTCGCGCGGAAGCCGATCTCGTCGGTGTTGAAGTAGGCGTCATCCGACCTGGCGATCTCCAGGCCGCCGACGACGCGGGTGTGGTACGAACCGGCCCAGCCGAAGCCGACCGACTTGTTCGCCGAGCCGATGGCCGCGACGTCCGGGTTCTCCACGATCGGGAACCCGAGCAGGTTGTCCGGCACGCCGACAGTGGCGGCAGGCTGGTAGATGTACCCGCCCGCATCGGTCAACTTGCGAACCGATCCCATGGTGGCGCGCCGCATCATCCAGATCGCACCCATGCGCGCGTAAGCCCCGTCGACGCTGTGAGCCAGGTCGATGAGGTTGTCCGCGGTGAAGGCGCCCGTGGTCGCGGTACCAGCGACGCCGGAACCAGCAGCATCCATGATGCCCTTCGGCTCCACCATATTGCCGGTGCCGACGGTCAGCAGGTTGTTCACCTTGATGCCGAGGGCGATGCCCAGCGCACGACCCAGGTAGGCCTGCAGGTCGATCCCGGAGTCGGTCAGCAGCTCGCGGCTGACCTTCGTCAGAACCGCGACCTTCTGCGCCTTCAGGGTCAGGCTGGAGAACGTCGGATCCAGCGGAGTGATCGCGGTCGCCTCAGCGATCGCGGTCGCAGCCGGACGGGTCGACTCCACCGGCACCTTGATGTCCTCGCCGGAGGCGGTGTTCAGCAGGGTGACGTACCGGCCGTCGAGCATCGGGCCGACCGTCGTCATGTTCTCCTGCATGACGTCGTAGAACGTCTGCGGCAGGAGGCTGGAGTCGTCGGTCTTGTTCAGGTCGCGACGCTCGAAGGTGTACGACCGGATCTCGCCGGACGCGAGCGCCCGGATGATGTCGGCATCGCTTCGCACCGGCTGGATGCGGCCCTCGGCGCGGACCTCGGGAGCCAGGGTCATGCTGGCGGCGATGTCGGCCTCGCGAGCCTCAGCGGCCTGCAGGTCAGCGACGACCTGTGCCCGCTTGTCGATGTCGGCCATCATCCGCTGATAGGACTGCTCCTCCTCGGCGGAAAGGTCGCGGCCCTCGGACGCGGCCCGGTCGAGGAGGCTCTTGGCTGCGTGCCAAGCCTCCTGGCGCGCCTCAATCTGGCGCTGAAGATAACTGGACATGGATGTCCCTTTCTTTGGAGTGGGTGATCGCAGTGATGACGACCGCCGCGGCTCCGCGAGCGGGACTAACGGCCAGGCTCCTGGCCGAAATCAGAGGGACTTGGCGATCAAGTCCAGTTGCTTCTGCAGCACCGAGACCGGCGTGCCGGTCGGCTGCGGTTGCGGCGCGGCCTTGTCGACCACGGCCCGCAGCAGGTCGGCCTGCTGCTCGGTGAGGCTGCCGTCGACGAGTGCCTCCATGGCCTCGGCAATGGCGTCCTCATCGGCCTCGGCACGAAGTGCGAGGGCGGAGTAGTCGCGCACCGAGGCGGTTGTGGCCTCGTAGGCCGGGAACGTCACGACGGAGACCTCGTGCAGCCGCACCTCGACGAGGGTGCGCTGGTTCCCGTCATCGCTCCACTTGTCGCCATTGCGCGGCACGGAGAACCCGAACGACATGGAGTCGACGTCGCCGCGCTGCATCGAGACCGACAGGTCACGTCCGTACGTGGTCTCGGGAAGGTCGGCCTCGACGTGCAAGCCCTTGCTGTCCTCCGACAGGCGCAGGGTCTTCGCCCTCGTGGTGCCGAGCACGCGCGACGTGTCGTGGTTGAGCAGCATCCGCACGTTGTTGCGCGCCGAGAGGCTGCGCTTGAAGGCGCCAGGTGCGATCGTCTCGATGAACGGCAGCGGCTGGCTCGGACTGTTGAACACGGCGGCGTATCCGGTGAAGGACATCCCGTCCCCGGCTTGCCGCAACTCGAAGTCGTCGATCGTGATGCTGCGCTTCTCGACCTTGTTTGGCATGGTGCGCTCCTGAAGTGACTCAGCGGTACGGGCCAGCCAGGCCCGGGCTGGCTGCGGATCAAGGGGGTCGATGCCCCAGAGGTAGTGAGCGACGGCGCCGGCACCAGGCCAGCGGGGATCGTCGGGGTCGGAGTTCTGGCTGGCCTGCAGGTCCACGGCATGACGTGCGGCCCAGGCGTTCGCCCGAATGACCTTGGCATCTGACATCTCGCCGCGAGCGATCAGCCGGGCCTCGCGAATCGTCTGCTCAGTCAAGCCATCGCCGCCGAAGCCATCGGCTCGCAGGTCGAGGCCGCGTTGTGCCGCCCTGGCCATGTATGCCGGGACCTGGGCACGAATCTCGGCCGATCTCGTGACCGGGATGTCGGCGGGGTCTAGCGCCTCGATGCCGAGCGATGCGAACGCGCGGCGATTCGCCGGGTCGTCGTCGACAGCCAGGGTCACGTCGTACTGCTCCAGCAGGTCCTCGGCAATGTCGGCCTTGTAGGTCGGTGTCGTGTCGTCGTCATCGTCCGGCTTCATGAACAGCCGCCGGTAGGTGACGCCTGCACGGCGAAGCGCGGCCTCGGTGTCCGAGCGCTCCGACTCCAGCCGTCCGGTGACGATGAACAGCGAGCCAGGCTGGCTCATCACGAAGTCGATGACGCGCCGGATCGGCTCGTCGCCGTTGCGCAGCAGAGTGCCGTCGATGTCGGAGATGACCGCCAACGGACCACCCGCGACCCGCTCGCCGCCAGGCTCGATGCCTTCAGCGATGCTGACCGCGACCATCTGCGCGATCGCGTCGGCCTTCGTGGCGTGGCAGCCGATGACCTCGCCGTCATCCTTGACCGTCGCCCAGCCTGCGCAGTCGTCGGCCTGGTCGGTGATGAAGTACGGCATCAGTAGACGCTCAAGGGGTCGGCTGGGTTGATCTGTGCCACCGCCTGCAGCTGCGTGGACGGTAGGCCGGTGTGCTGAATCGGCGGCAGGCCAAGGGCCAGCATCACCGA